CTTTCCTGGTGCCAGGACTTCAAGGACTCCGAGGTCTATCAGGTCAGCGGAGCGCAACTGAACAAGTTGCAAGCGGACTTGCTGACAGCCAAGAAAGAGCTAGAGACCTTGCAGACCGAGAACGCGCAGAAGGTGAAGGACTTGGACGCGCTTCAAGCGCAGTTGCAGACGGTCTCGACATCCTTCAAGACATCGCAAAACGAGGCCCTGGCCACTGATATCAAGATCGGCGCCGCCTGTTTGCTGACCGGCGCCGCTATCGGATGGCTCGCGCATCACTGAAATGTGTAATACAACGTACACATTTAAGAAATAAAGCGTGAGACTTGACGAAGTTGTAGACAGGGCCTAAACTTTGCCTTGAGTAACCTGGGAGGGGAACTTGAAAATCCTTTTGGCCGAAGCGAACTACGCCCGCCGCCTCTTGGCTGACCGCGCCGAACTCCTCGAACTCTCGAAAGAGTGGGGCCGCGCCAAGAGCCACGACGAGCGCGTTGACTTCTTCGCCCAGATGAAAGCCCAGGGCCGCATCATGCTGGCCCCGAAGCCCGGCCAAGACCCGACCACGCTTTATACCGTGGACGCCAATGGCACCGCCCATATCCAGATCGTCGGCCAGCTCACGCCGGTCGCCGAGCAAGACGTGTGCGGCGGCTACACCGCCGAGGCCCTGACCGAGTACGGCTACATCGTCGCCGCGACGCAGGCCGCCAGCGCCGACAGCCGCGTCCAGGCCATCGACTACCACGTCAGCTCCCCCGGCGGCTATCTCGCGGGCCTCTTCGGAGCCATCCAAGCCGTCGCCGCCGCATCGGTGCCTACCCGTGCCATCGTCGGCGACATGGCGGCCAGCGCCGCATACTGGCTGGCTTCCGCCATGGGTGACATCCAAGCCGAGTCCCCCGCCAGCCGCTTCGGCTCCATCGGCGTCCTGGCCGAGGACTACAACACCGACGGCGCACTGGCCGCCAAGGGTATTCAGCACACCGTCTTCACCTCAACCGACGCGCCCTTGAAGCACGCCGACACCCTTACTCCCGAGGGGAGGGCCCAGGTAGTCGCCGAGTTGGACCAGCTCCACGCCATCTTCCGCGCCCAGGTCGCCGAGGGCAGGGGCGTCAGCGAGGATGTCGTCAACTCCGACTTCGGACGCGGGGCGCTCTTGACCGCCGAGGCCGCGCTCGCCGCCGGGATGATCGATGGCATCCAACCCCAGGCCGTCCTGGGCAAAACCAAGTCTCAGATGGGCGGCGTTGCCGCTTCGGCCTCACAGGCCATCAAACCGAAGGGGAGTGTCAAAATGACCCTCGAAGAAATGAAGGCCCAGCACCCCGAAGCCTACGCCGCCGCTGTCGCGGTGGGCCACGCTCAGGGCGTCCAGGCCGAACAGAACCGCGTCCGTGAACTCGCCGCGTGGCACGGCGTCAACGCTGACGTTGACAAGGTGGTCGAAGAGGCCACTGCCAGCGGCAAGACCTACAACGACGTAGCGAGCCAGCTCGCCGCCGCCGCCGCGAGGTCGCCCAAGCGGCTCAACGGCGACAACCCGCCTGCCGCTGGAACCGCCGAAGCGCCTGCCGGTGCTGTCTCGACTCAGGTCGAAGGGCTCACCGACGACGAAGTGGCCGTCCTGATGCGGGGCAACCCCGCCCAAGGCATCAAGGGCATGACCATCGACCAGATCAGGGCCAGCGTGCCCTTGAAGAAGGGGGCCTAACCATGGCTTTGACCGCTGACCGTCCTTACGAAACCTCGGGCCGTCTCGATTCGCTCCGCGTCAAGTCCACTACGGGCGTCACCTACTACAAAGGTGGCCTCCTGGTCTGGACCGCCGCTGGCGGCTTGGGCGTCAAGCCCACCGACGTCGTGACTCAGGGTGCCCTCTGCGGCGTCGTCGTCCAGCAGAAAGTCTCCGTTTCCGGTGACGACCTCCTGGAAGTCGAAGTCGGCAAGGTGTGGATTCCCTTCGCGTCCGCCGCTCAGGCCGACGTGGGAGACTACGTCTACGCCACCGACGACTCGACGATCTCGAAGACCGCGACCAACTCGGACCCCATCGGCAAAGCCGTGGACTGCCGCGTCGGCGTCGCTCTGCTGGTTGACTTGCGCTTGGGCATCACCAAGACGGCTCTGGTGTAATCCAGGCCCCACAAAAAGGAGACTTATCATGGTCAAAGGACTGAGCATCACCGCTCTCCAGACCCTGTTCCGTCAGGAATACAACAATGCCGTCGCCCAATACCAGCTCACCAATGCGTGGGACGGCGTGGCGATGGTGGCCGCCGAGATTCCCTCGACCGGCGCTTCCGAAACCTACCGCTGGCTCCAGGACTTGCCCGAGTTCCAGCAATGGGTCGGCGACCTGAACGCCGGCGACCTCGCCGAGTACAGCTATACCCTCGTCAACCAGCCCTTCGCGGCGGCTGTCGGCGTCCATAAGGACGAGATCGACGACGACAAGGATGGCCTCATCCTCGCCCGCATCAATCTGATGGCGGGTGGCGAGTTCCGCAAATGGGGCAAACTCGTCGATGCTCTGCTCCGCAACGGCACCACGAACTTGGCTTTTGACGGCATCGCGTTCTTTGCCGACCCGACCGGCGTTCGCGTCAACGACAACCTGCTGGCCGGAACCATCAGCGCCTCGGCGCCGACCGTCGCCCAGGTTCTCGCCGACGTGAACACCGTTATGGGCGCGATGGGCACCTTCGTTGACTCGCGCGGCGAAGTCGTGGGCATCATCCCCGACACCTTCGTGGTCCATCCCCTGGTTGCCTCGGTCTGGCGCACGGCCCTGCTGTCGCCTACCAACGCGGGACTGGCGAACGCCCAGACCATCAATCAGTTCGCGGGTCTGCCGCTCAAGATCGTTGTTGACCCCGGTCTGACCGACATCAACGACTTCTACGCGCTGGCCACCAGCTACGCCGTGGGCGCGCTCATCAAACAGCGCCGGTCGCCTGTCCAGACCTTCATCGACGAGACCCAGCGCTGGACTAACGGCCGCCTGAACTTCGGCGCCGAGTTCCGCGGCAACGCGGGCTACGGTCTGCCCCTGCTCGGTTGCAAGGTCGTCAGCGCCGTCGCCTGACAAAACGCCGGGGTCATGTGGCCCCGGCATCTTCAAGGAGTTGAAAGATGCCCAAGCAGAAAGAGTCCGAAAGCCTCAAGGAATATCAGACCGAAGACATCGACGAGCGCGGCCGGAAGATCATCAAGACCGATTTCGGCGACCAGTCCGAAATGCCCCGCGTCATGGTGGTCTATACCAAGACCCCGAACATGGAGCCCGTGCCCATGAAGAAGATCGTGGCTGAGACCCTGGAAAATCGGGGAGAAGTGAAGATCGTCAAGGGCGTTGCTCCCGCTCGGCCCACCGTGGCCGAAGCCAAGGAAACCGCCGAAGCCCAGCGCAAGGCCCGCGAGGCGCTGACCAAGTGAACCTCCTAGCCCAGGCCGAAGCCGATCTCTCGTTTGTCCTCGAAGACACGGCGAACGGCTTCGGAACCTCGGCTACGTTCACGCCGCCCAGCCCCGGCACGCCCATCACGCTGGGCGTCCAGTTCATCCGGCGCGGCTTCCGCGTTGACCCCAGCACCGGACTACCCGTGGCCGGGGACGAGGCGGCAATCACCGCGAGGCTGTCGCAGTTCAGCACCGTTCCCGTGGACGGCTGGACCGTGACGGCGAATGACTCTACCGGGACACCGGTCACGTACAAGATCGAGAAGGGCAACACGATGCAAGACCGGACCTTGGGCCGGATCACGTTCGTGAAGCTGAAAAAGGTAGACCCATGAGCCTGACGCCGCGCGGGTTTGAAGACATCGCGCTCGACAACATGAAAACCATCCTCTCGGCCTACGTCACGGCTCAGAAGACTGCTTACGCCACGGCCAACCCTGGCGCGACGCAAGCCCAAATCAACGCCGCCGTAGGATTCACCGTCGAGCGCGACGTGATGACGCCCGACCACGAAGAAGACCTCAAGGCTCAAGCCTCCGTGGTCCTCGGCTTCGACTCTGAGACGCCCGGCGCGAACTACGGCAAGGAACGCAAGAAGGCGACGGCCACGCTGTTCGCCGACTGCATCGCCGCCAAGGGCGAGACGCTCGATGGTCTGGCCGTGGCTGGCGACAAGGGCGCGAACGCGCGCCTCTTGTACCTCAAGGCCCAGGTTGAGGCCGCGCTCTACGACCTCGCCGAGTACGACCTCGGCTTCACTCCCGGCACCGTGCTGGCCAAGAAGCCGTTCGCAAGCTGGCAGACGACCAGCTCGGTCCAAGAAGGCGGTGAGGCGTGGGTCGTCTCCGGCCGCTGGACCTTTTCCTTTGACTACGAATGGGCACCTGAAAGCCCCCAGGGTGTCACCCTGGCCGAGATCAGCGTGAACGCCACCCTCTGGGCCGGCCTTTACGAATACCCCCCGACGTAAGGAGCCCGCATCATGCCCGTAGGTTTCGATACCATTCCGGCAGGCGCCGTTGCTTCGATGGTCGCCATCGAGCAGAAATACCGCAAGGCTGGCAACTCCAGCCCCGGCGCGATCACTCAGCGCATCGCGCTCATCGCCCGCTTCTTGGCGGCCAAGACCCCGGCGGTTAACGTCGCCAACCCGGTGACGAATGCCGACGAGGTCGCCGCCATCGCTGGCTACGGCTCCGAAGCGCACCTCATGGCCATAACCCTCTTCGCCAATATGGGCAATTTCCCTGCCCTGGTTGACTACTTCCCGCTCACCGACGGCACGACCGCCGCAACCGGCACCGTGGTCTTTGCCACGAACGCCAGCTCGGCGGGCCAGTGGACCGTCTACATCGCGGGAAAGCCCATCACCATCAGCGTCGCCAGTGGCGACACGCCGACCGTGCAGGCCGCCGCCTTGAGCGCCGCGATCAACGCCGACATCACGCTTCCTGTCACCGCGTCGCCCAGCACCGGCACCGTGACCCTTACCAGCAAGTGGAAGGGCGCCAGCGCCAACCTCATCAACATCATGAAGAACTACACCGGCAAGGAGATCAACCTCCAGCCCGGCGGCACGACCATGACGGTGACGACTCTGGCCAGCGGAGCGACCGACCCGACGCTTCCCACGCTGTCCACCATGTTCGGCACCACGTTCTACACATGGATCTTGATGGGCCTCAATGACGCCACCAGCGCCGCCGCTCTGGAAACTTGCTTCACGACCCGCGTCGGGGCGCTCATCAAGAAGCCCACCATGGGCGTCATGGGCTACGTGGACACCAGGGCGAACTTCTTGACCGCCCTGGGCTCCGTGGCGTCCCCGGTGCGCAATTCACCCGGCTCCTGCTACGTCCCTGTCGAGGGCTCGCCGATGTACCCTGGCCAGATCGCCGCGGCCGTCGTCGGACAGGGCGCCGTGAGCGCCAACGCCGACCCTGGCCGGTCGCTTCGCTCGCTCCCCCTATTGGGCATCTTGCCCGGCTTCGGCGTCGCGCCGTGGGACCAGACCCAGGCCGAGGCCGTCGAGCAGGCCGGCGGCTCCGTCACCGAGATCATCGGCGGACAAGTCGTCATCAAGGACTTGCTCACCACCTACAAGACCAACGCGGGCGGCGCGGCTGACTCATCGTTCCGCTACGTGGAGACGGTGTGCAACATCCAGAACAAGGAATACCAGATCGACACTATGTTCCGCTCGGACCCGTTCACGCGGGCCACGGTCATCACCGACGACGACCTGTCGAGCAAGGACTACGCGATCAACCCGAAGACGGTCAAAGCCTATGTCACGTCGCTCATCAATACCTGGATCGCCAACAATTGGAGCGTCCAGCGTGACGCGATCATCGCGGGTCTGATCGTGGAAATCGACTCGGGCAACCCCGGACGGTTCAATATCCTCTTGCCGGACCGCCTGTCAACGCCTCTGCGCATCGTCGCCGTCAGCTATCAGTGGTCCTTCGCGGGCTAAAAAAGGAGTTCTAAATGGTCCTCAAAGGCGGCGATATTCGCCAATTCAAATACGCTGGCCGCGAGTTCGACGTCGACGGCGGCTCCAGCGTGACCCTCATCCTGCCCGGCCTA